ATCAGCAAGGAAACCTGTAGCCTCGCCAGCATCAGTAAATACCCTACCACTTCTTGCAGTTGCTTCAGCATTAAGTTCTATGGCTCTATCATACCCTTCTGCTAATTTAAGGAATCTCACATAGTGCAGATTACCTGCTACTTGCTGCGCTATTTGTTGCTTTTGACTTGCACCCATTTTCTTATATTTAGGGTCTAAATCTCCTAATATCTGAGATAACGGTCTTAGGTTTCCGTCTGCATCATGTGTAGCAACCCCCAAATTTCTCAACGCGGTTGCAGCGCCGTTAGTATCAGCACCAAGCCTCGCATAAATCATCCTCAATGCTCGACCAGCCTTACCTTGCTCTTCACCAGCCTCAATAAGAGTAGCCGACATAGCCGCCATAAATGCTATGCTTTCACCTGTTAGTCGAGCCTGTGAAGCAAACTCGTTCATAACGCGAGTAATCTTACCTAACGTAGCAGCCGATTTATCCTCAACTGAGTTTAGTTGGTTGATAACATCTGCCATCTCCCTTTCTACTTGTAGCCTCTTTTGTTCAGTAGTTAGAAGATTAAATGCAGACCTTTCTGTTTCTTCAAAAATGAAATTAGTCTGCTGCTGCAAGTTAATTAGTCTTTGCATGGCGTCTTCAGGAGACATATCACCTATCAAACCAAACGCAAGTGCCATTTCTGTTGCTTGGGGAATTACGTCGCTGCCGAAAATTCCTGATAACTGTGCCATCCTAGCACCAGCGTCTAGAGATTGGGTAGCAGTAAACCCAAACGCAGTACCTACATCCATAATCTCCTTGGTAATCCCTTCTTGGTCTGATGCTACGTCTAGGAACTTTTGGAATTCAATACTTGCTTTTTCTATTTCTGCTGAAAGTGGTACTGTAGCATCTACTACGGCTTGCATTTGTTCGGCTAAAGAGATACCTGCGTCTTCTAAACCACCAAGACCGTCCATGAAGATAGAGTTAAGAACAGTCATCTGTGCTTGAGCATCATCAAGCATCCTCGCTGCTTGGAATGTGCCTATGACGTTAAAGAAAACCCTTGGTGCGCCTATACGAGCCATAGTCTATTCATCTCCACTCACTTTCCTTACAGGTACACCTGCTTTCTCTACGGTACTAAAGAAGTCATCGGTGTTGCTTAAATATTCCTTGCGTCGTTGGTTACGTCTTGCTACCATAGCATTAGCATCATCTGCCGTAGGTTTCTTTGAACCGGCCTGTTTTGTGGCCTCATTGATACGAGTATTCATTTCATTTGCTACTTCTAAATCGAGAGTCATACGGTCAAAACCGTCCTTACGGTCATACCTGTCCCACAAATCTGAGGGAAGCACCCCCTTAAAAGCCATGCAAAGAGAGGGCGCTACTCTTGCGAAGACTCCAAAGGGATTGCACCTTCCTCGGTATCTCCTCTACAGAAACTAAGTACCCTCATCAACTCGTCGCTTTCTAAGTCATCAATGGTCAGTCCTTCACTTATAATACAGTCGGGAAGCCATTGTTCTACTTGTGCTTCAAGACCAGCCTCCGCTGCATCTAGACCGTCAGCAAATTCCTCATGTTGCTCAGGCGTCCATTCTGTCGGGTCACCAAAGTGCCTAAACTGTCTAAAGACTCTTGCTTGCTTTGCTTCAATCTTTAGTTTCTTGCGTCCTGATACCTGTTTTACAAGCATCGTACTTCCATCATTCAATTCAATTTCTTTTGTCGCTACTGGCATATTTCTTCACTCTACTCTCTTTTATAGGCACTTCGGCCTCACTTATTAGACGGATAGACCCGTCCTCGTTAATCTCCCACACCCCTAGAGTGTTTGTAAAGGTTTTCATACTATTACTCTTCTTTCTTCTTAGAAGCAGCCTTCTTCTTAGGTGCTGCTTTCTTTGCTTCTGGTTGTGTCTTTAGTTTACCTTCTATTGTTACCATTCAATCACCCTAATATGAAGAGTCCTGTATGTGAGAACCGCTGCCTGTCATCTTACATTGGATAGCCTTTGCTGCTCCGTTGGTTGTAGCATCATAGAAGGCTTGGAACCCTACAGACATTCTGTTGGGGTCACGACCACTAACTGATGCTTCGGGGGCTTCAAATCGCACGTTAAAGAACTCAAACTCAATCTTGTCAGTTAGAGCGCCCTCACTCTTGAAAATTACCTTAAGGGCTGGTTTACCAGCACCCGACTGAATCTTGTGGACTGCATCTCCGGTTAGTTGGTCGTAGGTAGGCTCGTTCACATAGTCAGTAATGTCGCTATAGATAACTTCGTTGAACTCCATAGTTCCGGTAATCTCCCTGAGTGTGGTTGGGGGTGCGCGCCCGAATGACCTGCTCCCTACGGCGTAAGCCGAGTCTAGGTCACGGTTAATGTTTATCTCAAAGGAAATCTGCTGCACCTTCACGGTCTTGCTTGCGTTGTCATCGAAATAAACTTCTGCGTCGGAGAAGTGGAGGGCGTCTGTCGCTAGACCTGCGAAATCAACGTCTGTCCTTAGAGTTGAAGTAGACTCTTCGTTCTTACCTACGAAGTCCACAGAAGCCATCACATACTCGTTTAGGTTAGCAGACATAGAGAGTTTGGAAGCCACCATACCCGTAAAGGTGTGTTCCCTATCTCCCCTACCGACCCTCATCGTGTAGGATGGGTAAGCGTGAGTTGTTAGGACTGGCTCGTTGAAAACGTGCTTCCTTGCTGCGCCCATAGTTGGGGTTAGTGTTGCGTTAGTTCCTCCATGTTGAGCGCTGGCGATTGTGGGTGCGCCGGAATATCCCTTTCCG